GGCTTTCGCCCTAGCACGGTTTGCAACATAACCGTTACTCCGAATCTGAAGCTCAATTGGAGGCGACTCAATATCATGTCTACAACCGAAGAAGTCCAAAAGCTACCTGGGAAGTATCTTCCCACGGTAACCTATAAACTTCAACGGACGCGGACTAGCCAGGAACCGCATGGGTTTGCTATCAAACCAATGCGCGTTGACTGGTGGCGTAGAACCCCACCAGGCAGCGGCAATATCTCTTGGGATCACACCTCGTACCAGTATAATGGGGGCTTTGACTTTACACGTCATTACCCTAATTATACAAAGTACTCGGTGGACTGGGTAAAGAACCCAGCCTATGATCGTAAGAAGTACGGCCTTCCTACCGACACTGGCTCTGATTTTACTCAGGTCAATGCGGGTTGGTATAACAATACCGGCTATTACATCAGCGGTATATGGGACTACACCTCCGTTTGGAGGTGGATGTACCAGGGTACCATATGCATTGACCCATGGCCTTTTAGCCATGAGGGCATTGACATAAGGGACTATACCGGGGCTTTCCCATCTGATGTTAATATTGAGTCTTACGGGCCTGTCCTTTGGAATAGGGCAAAGCCAGCGAAACCGCTCCTTAGCTTGTCGTCCTTTATTTACGAGTTGAGGGAAATGTTCGAGGGCCTTGGTAGCCTTCGAGCCGCCTTTGACACGTTTAAAGGGATCGCAAACTATTTCCTTGCGATTCGCTTTGGTTGGGGACCTTTTCTTAGCGATCTACAGAAGATCGTCAAGAAAGCTTTGATACTTGAAAAACAAATCAAGTTCATCTTGGCCAATATCGGTAAACCGGTACATGGTCATGCAAAGTACCCAACCATCGTCACCTGCGACGTCTTACAGACGCGAACCGGTCTGTCATCCAGTGGTCTTCTGACTACTGTTTCTGGCAGATTCGGTTACCCCAATACATCGGCAAACACGCTATCCAAGATAACACTGACTAAACGTCAGGATATCTGGTTTAGCGGTATGTTTACGTATTGGTACGACGGTGAACCTCCTCCCAGTATCGAAATGGCAGATCGTTTGTTAGGGTTATACCTAACGCCAGTCGATATCTGGAATATTTCTCCATTCTCGTGGTTGATGGATTGGTGTTACAACGCCCAGAACTTATTGGAAACAATAAGTGCTAGGGTGGCTGATCATCAAATCTCAACCTACGCGTATGTGATGGCCCATACTACTCGTGAATACGAGTATTTTGGGACCGATGGCACGGTGCTGGCTTCCGTAACAAAAAAGTTTGATACGAAAGCTCGGCGCCATGTAAATCCCTTCGGTAAGGCTTCAGACCCAAATAGCATGTCAAATGATCAACTTGCTATCCTTGCAGCACTAGGTATCCAGAGATGGACCTAGTGATGTTTCGCCTACCCTCTTAAAGGGGGTGGATCTTTCAACGCTGTGAAGCGTTTAACCTTCCAAAAATGGAGTCTTCAGTGGCTTTTTCTGATCCTATCTCAGTCACGTATAACGCCGTCGCTACGAATCACGTTCGGGCTTACTCGCCCGGCGGTCCTTCACTCTTTAAGACGTCTGATGACGCTTATAAAGTGGAGATTTCGCACGTCGACGTTAAGGGACGTCGTGAACGGCACTTCATCCGGATCACTCAGCGAAAAATCGCTGCTGATCCGCTGACTCCGGCCACGAACGTCGAGTCGAACATGTCTGTTTATCTTGTGATCGATAACCCAAAGACTGGGTTCTCTGACACAGAAATCGGATATGTTCTCAAGGGTCTTTGTGACTTCTTGAATGTTGCCGGCAACCAAACCAAGTTTATTGGTGGTGAAGGCTAACTGACTCACTACCCTCTGGGTAGCCTGAGAAGGCAGATTTAGAGTCCGCTGAACTGTTATTACCAACCCCATAAGGGAAGTAATGAAAAGAACAGCTGTACTCCGCCTATTCGAAGCTTTACTAGCTGATGCTAGTAGGCTATGTTGCACTCCACTCGTACGCGACCTCACGTTAATTCGGTCGCGCATCGAAAAAGAGGGTGATTCATTTTTTACGATCACCCTTCCTTCCTTCGCCAAAGACTTCGAAAGATGTCTTGAGTTAGGGAGGATTGAGCCATCACTCTTTAGGCCTTTCCGTAAGGTAAGTGCCAAAAAGGGTGGAGTAATCCCTGCATTTCTGCAAGGTATACTCTCTCAACTTTTCGATAGAGAGGGTACTCTTCGCAAGAACCACTCCGTGGAACCTGTTGAAGCGATCAGGCAAATCTGCCTGGTTTTCAACAAAGTAACAAGGGAGTGCACCGATGCTCGTAAAGCGAAAGCTCTTCAAGCATACGTATCTTGCGAAAATGACCTTCGCTCTTTCAGGTTCCATGCTTGGCCGTATCGCAACAGGTTTTTGTCTGTTGCTAATATTGCCTTTGGGGGCTTGCTCAACCACGTTCAACGCAAGTTGTACGATGGAAAGCTTGTCCCCAAGCACGGTCCTGGAGCCGTCGTCGAGCGACTCAGCGCGAACCAAAAGTTTGCGTCTGACAGCTGGACTAAGCGGCTTGAGCGATACCTGCCCGGATCCCAATATCGATATGTTAATATCAACCATTGGATCTCGGAAGGGTTAACTGGAGATTTGTTGTCTAAGGACGAAGAGAAACCTGTTAAGGTCATCTTCGTCCCCAAAACTGCAAAGACCCCCAGGGTCATTGCCATTGAGCCATCTCACATGCAGTACGCTCAACAGAGCATAATGCGTGAGCTAGTCAACGGTATTGAGTCTGACTCGATACTGAAGTCTAGTATCCATTTTACGGATAGTAGCATCAATGGCGAGGCTGCTCGTAAGGCCAGCATAGACCGGCAGTACGCCACACTCGATATGAGTGAGGCATCTGACCGTATACATGCTGGTCTTGCATACAACATGATCAAGTCTTCACCTGATCTTGCTAGAGCGATATTTTCATGTCGCTCTATGTATGCACTCTTGCCCAATAAGGAAGTCATCCCGTTGGTCAAGTTTGCGAGCATGGGCTCTGCTCTATGTTTTCCGATAGAGTCGATGGTGTTTTACACCATTGCTATAGCGGTCCTCATAGAAAATAGAGGCCTACCTCTAACGAGGGACTCAGTTGCCCGTATGAGCAACTTAGTTCATGTGTTCGGGGACGATCTTATCATCCCCTCACATGATGTGCCTCGAGTCATCGAGGTGATCGAGTCCACACGGCTCAAAGTAAACAAGTCGAAGACCTTCGTCCTCGGCTCGTTTCGCGAGTCGTGTGGCGTAGATGCATACCAAGGCTACAATGTAACCCCAATATACATCAGGAGATCCCTAAATGACTACGAGAACGCAAGAAGCGACTGTATCTCACACATTGCCACTGCCAACCTTTTTTATAAGAAAGGTTGGTGGACAACTTGTCGAATGCTGCGTGAGTACGTTACCAGAAAAATCGGTAGCGTGCCCCATACAGGAGATAACAGTCCTTCTCTTGGATGGCACTCCTTCAATCGCTTACGTTCCATTGAAAGATGGAACAGTGTACTGCATCGATTTGAACACCAAGGTATCTACCTTAGGTGCCGAAGCGAGTCAGACCCGATTGATGGATATGCCAGACTTCTTAAGTTCTTCCTTAAGCGCGGCGAAGAAGTTAGCCGCGCAGAAGAAGACTATGACGGCGAAGAAGATCATGATGGATACCATTATGATCTCTTCGATGGTTGTTTACGCACAGTCGAGTCAGTCAGAAGACCCTTTTCTTACTATCGAAGTAAGCGAGGTGTCGGCTGTCTGGTCAAGACTGTTCGCAATGAAGAAGATCCCGTTGAGCGCAATGTTTGCACTCGTCGACGACCTTCTTCTTACAACCTTTTCCCGGAAATAGCTTCTCCGGAAGACGGTAAGAG